ATTCAATTTTATCAATATCTCTTTGGATATTAATAGTATTAAGATAATGTCCAGAATCATTCGTATGCTCTAAAAAGTCTGCATACGACTTTACGGCCAAAATCAAATTTGGATAATTATGTGCAATATGTTCTGGTACTAATTCATCGACAATTGATCGTAGAATTAGACCATCTTGGTATTTACCCGAATCCATTTATTAATGCCTTGATGTTGTTTCGTAATCAATACCAGCAGAAGTACCACCAGTAATCATGGTATCAACTGATCCACTAATTGTTGATGCGTCAATTAAAATATTAAGTAATTCATTTCTCTTTGGTGCCAAATCATTTGATTCTGGCGAAACAGTTACTTCAATATAACTGCCGGTAAACGCTGATACATTAAAACCATTTAAAGAAATAATTCCATTTTCTTCATCAATAGTACCAGCTTCACTATTTAAAATTCTTTCATTTGCACCAGAGCCAGTTACGACTTGTACTACTCGAGAACCATCAGATTTTTGTCTATCTCTTAAAGTTGCAGTTCTACCTAGATAAGTAAACTCTGTACTTGACATAATTTTTTCATTTGATGTAGTGGTATAAAATTTAGAAGAAAACTTTAATTCATATTTACGTTCAGAATTTAATGTTGGTACGAACCTTTTCTTCATAAATACGCGAACTGTAGAGTTAATAATTGAAGGATCTGTATTATCAATCTGAGCTAATAGATTTGAATAACGGAATACGCCATCAAATCTTTTTAGTTCGTTATTATTATAACTCGAAATAGAATTTCTAACTAGAATACCTAAATCATCTGCAGACGCTTCAGTTAGGTTTGGATTATATTTAAAAAATACTTCCAAATAGATGTAAGTATATGCAGGGTCAATAATTTCAGGTGTAATAGAAACCACGTTCTTTGGTTTCAAATATTGACCAATAATTGTAGCTTTATCTTCTGTAGATAAGTACTCAGAATCTCTTGGTTTAATTGAAATAAACACCTTACCATAATCAGGTGGATCATTGTCTTCACCACCCCAAACTGCAATAGCATCGATGTTTGGATAGTTATTTAGAATAATTGCTTTATAGTCATCAGGTGTAACTGCTCGGTTTTGAGAAACAAAACCAAGTGGTGCATTGAATTTAATTGAATCAATATCTTCTTTATCAGAACCACCAGCAGCTTTTGAAATTGTAGTTATTGTTGCGTCTGAATTACCTTGAATAGTGTCAGATAAAGAGAATGATGTAGCACCATTTGCTTCTTCAGATTCTGTAATAACATACTCAATAGTAATTACGTTACCATTTTCTGGTTGATTACCTAAAACACCATCACCAAAATAAATTTCATATAAACCATCAGTTGATTCTTGCAAGAAGTATACATTTGATTCTGAATCGATTGAAGTAATATCTGAAGCAAGTTCATAAGATTCAAAATCAGTAGATGTTGTTGATTGTTTTACATTAACAACTAAAGTAGAAGTAACAACGTTATCTGCTGGAATAATAAATTTTTCATTTGTATCTTGATCGTAAATATATTCAATGGTCTTATATTTACCTTGAATCAATTTAATATTTTGGAATTTATATTGACCTGAAGTATTACGAGTAATCGTATGGGTAACATCAGTAACAAATGTATAAGTCTTACCAGAAATTAAAGTAGAAAATTGTGTACCTTTATTCATTACCATTGGAATAAAGTCACCATCAGAATTTGTTACGTTTTGAGGATTGTTAATTAAAACGTCGATATAAGCAATTGGAGCATATGCTGAACGTGGTGTATAACCTAGCAATTTAGCATGAGAGACTACCGAACTACGAAGTTGCGCAGTATCTAAATATGTTTCATTCAATGCCATATTAGCGTTCAAAGCATTAAAATGAGTAATATAAACTAAAGCATCTAGCAAAGTATTAGCTGCTGATCCTTCAAAATTAGTATCTTTTAAAATATCGTCTTCGGACAAGTATGTAATAAGGTTTTGCTTAATATTAGCAAAATCCATTTCCGAGACATTAAGTCTTTTGTTTTTATCGATTGCCATTATCTTAGTCTCTCTACTACAAACTCTACAGAAGTTGTAGAAACTTCCGGAGATATAATTTGAATTTCTAAAGTTATCCTTAAAGCGTTTCTATAATCTAGATCTACAACATCTACACTTAATACTCTAACACGAGGTTCATAGTTTCGAAGAGTATTTACAATTGTTGTTTCAACAGCTGCTTTTGTAATATCATCGAAATTTTCAAATAGATACGCGTATAAGTTACCACCCAACTCTGGATTAAATGGCCTCTCGCCTCTTTGTGTTAATAAGATATTGATAACAGATTGTTTGACTGCCTCTACGTCTTTCTTCAGAACAAAGTCCTTTGTATTCGGATTTAATCTAAACTTTAAGTCTAGATCCGAATAGTCGTTTATTCTTGAATTGATTCCGGTTGCTGTAGCCATGTAGTTATTTATACCTGTTCTATGAAGTTGCGTAACCTAATGGACCCAAAACTGCTTGGGCCCACGGATATTTGTATAAATGGCGACGAGAATTAGGTTTTCCCCATGCTCTCTTTGGTCCAATATCAACGTGTGTAAAATCATCATAGATTCCAAAACCACGAATTCCAGCAGCATAACAAACATTAATAAAGTTTTGCCTGTCACTGATTGACCATCCCTGTTGGACAATATCACATGCATTACCGTATTGGTGTTGACTCAATCTAGCCGCACCTTGCAAGCTTGCATTATATTCCGGAGATCTGTATGCTGATGTAATAACAAGCGTAACACCAAGAGTAGATGCAACACTTTCTAAAATTTGTCTTAATTCATCCTTAATTCTTGGATCTGTGTGTGGTAAAAAGTTTAGACCCGGAGTTCCGGATGCATCTGGGTTCTCATTACCGTCATTAGGATCTGGTGCCGGCGTTTGTTGAGGACCTGATTCACCACTGGCTGGACTGACATTACTGTACTGAGTTTCAGCTGTGTATCCATTTGAAGGACCAATTCCTCCATCACCATATTCTAAACCTTCGTTTAAATCCGGGTTAACTCCAGCTTCTTCTTCGGCTTCTCTTCCTTCAACAACTTCTGTCGCAAAGGCTTCAATTGTTGGATACTCTGCGGTATTAATATTTGGTTCAAATATCTCAATATCAAATATTTGTTGTATAGCTTCAACATTTGTTGCTACATAAACTGTGCCATTTGATCCAGTCATAGCTCCAGCATCGGCCGGTCCAGTAATATAACCAACCTTTTCTCCATGAACATAAACTGTTGGAGATCCATGACCCACTGTAGCTACGTGCGGCGCACACGGCGGTGAGGGTGGGAATGGGTGTGATACAGTTGGATCACCTTTTCGCGAAACAAGTAAACCTTCAATATAAACATCGCCTTGTCCTGGTGTGTCTAAGGTTGTGGTTGCTGCGCAAATATGTCCTGTTGTTAATCCATCTGTTTCTCTAATCGCTAATTTACCCATTAAGCTCTCTCCCATCCACGACTATTATCAGATCTTTCAAACGCTGCAAGAGCTGCAGGTTCACCATATAGTGTATAGGTTCTACCTTGGTACTTCCACGATGATGGTGGCAACTCACGATTAATATTAAATGTAGCTAGTGAACCATCAGATCTCACAGCTCTATCAAAGTTGGTTTCAACTTCGTTATCTCTAAATCTTGTGTTGAATAGATTAATATAAAATTCGCCAAATAATACACCATCAGGTAATGCATTAGCATAAAAATAATCCATAATTTGTTGATGTAATCTATATTCGTCAATACCTTGTTCTGTAAACCAATCAGCAACTTGATCAAGCTTTGCACCTGAAATAACTTGTGACATTCTTGTTTTATCTAAAAACCAGTAATATAATTCATTACCATCAGTAGTAATATTATCAAGCTCTGGATAATTAGAGCCTCTGAAAGTTTTTACAGTATCTGCGAGTTTAACTCTATAGTAAGCTGTAAATCCAGCTTCAATTTCCATTTTAAAGAAATCAACGGCATCTTCATCTGACTCAGAAGAATATCCTGGATAATTAACAACAATGGTATTCATATATTCGTCTAAATCTTCGTATGCTAATCTTTCGCCTTCTCTAAATACTTTGACTTGTTCCATATATTCATTCATCATTGAAGATAAAGAACCACCACTAAAATCTGGAATAGAGGTTGAAATTTGAGAAGGTGTTGGGAATTGAATTGCCCTAGTTTCTGTAGTTACTTCACCAGTTTCAGGATTTGTAACTTGTACTGTAGTCTCTTCTAACTTAGGAATCTGATCACAAATCTGATCTGCAATTGATGGAATATCATCTGCTGAACTAAGTCCCTCAATACCAAGAGAAGAAAAATCACCAGCTAAAATTTGAGATATATTTGGAGGAGTTTCGCCCGCCTCAGTAGCTTCATCAATTTTAGCTTGTATCGTAGAAAAATCTCCACGAAGTAAAGCTGCCATATCAATACCAGTTTCATTCTTAATATAGTTTTGTGTAGCATCTAAAGTTGGAGGGAATGAACCTAAGCCCATTTCCTCTAGCTTTTCGTTCATGTCATCCCATGCTTCACCAAACTTCTCGTTTATTTCACGATAATTTTCAGCAAATTCTTCGGCAGTTGTAGAATTTCTAAGAGCATCGACTAAATCTTGTAGCTTAGGATTATCAGGTAACTCAGGAACAAACTCACCTATTTTAGATTCAAGCTCACTTAGTTTACTTTGTAAATCTCCAAGGGCTCCTTCACCGGCCTCCATAAGACCTTTCATAGAATCTTTTAGCCCTTTGGCCGCATCTAATAATGGATTATTTCCGCAACTCATTTGTTAGCCCTTAGTTTAGATCAATACGTGTAGCATTAATATCAATATTACCCGTAACGGTCGTTGTTTGATTACCACCAATACTTTCAGTAACATCTGTTTGAATTGTTAAGTTTAAGCTTGATGGTGATTCAATCTTAATATTATTTTGTGAAGTTACATTATAACCACCTAATGTAGTTGCACTCGTACCGCTCTTCGAGAATTGAGTAATGTTTGCAAATGAAGTAACATCGTAATTCTGTGTGATTGTGTTTTCCCAATCCTTTTGTACACTTACTGTCTTATTACCTACAATGGTTTCGACTTGGTCGATATGAACAGTAAGGTTATCATTATTACCAATTGTAAATGAGCGATCTTTAATGATTTCACCTTCCCAGTTACCACCAACCTTTTGTTGCATTGATCCTTGTACAGCAAGAGTAAAATCTTTTTGAACTTCTAAATGATAATTACCTTCAACCAAATGTCTCATATTACCAGTACATGTTACATTAAGATCTCCATTTACATACATGTTCTTACCATTTAAAATCATCTCATAATCTTTACCAACGATTTTAATTGAACGTGTACCATCATCATATATTTCTTCGTATGTACCAGATGGATGATATGTATGTCTACGCCGAGCTCCTGGTGTATCATCTACTTCTATAACATGACCCGATTCTGATTCATATACATGATTCATTGGGTAAGTAGGAATATGATTATTTGATGCTTCTACTTCGGACCAAGGTGTTGGGTTATAATATTCATCAGCTTGGTCAGCAGCTACTGTTGTAACTCTTGGAGGAGCAGCAACAGAAATATCTTCTAAACGCTCATCATTCTTTTGAGTGTAATGAGCGCTTGATCTAAATTTATTTTGACGTGCACTATATGATAAATCACTATCATTAGTCCATCTTGGAAATTGGCCAGAAGGATCAGCAAATCCAACGTTTCGTGAACGTCTTTCTTCGGGATAACCAGGAATAGATCCTATCACAATTGGATCTTGTAAGTTTTTATCGTTAAATACAACTACAACCCATGAGCCACTTACTAAATATGGAGTATGTCCTACGCCTGAAGTTGAAGGCGAAGTTGTAGGTGTCATCACCGTAGCCCAAGGTAAACTATCAGTTGGTACTTCTGATAAATTGGGAGAGTGAACGCCCATAATTCGGACTTTAACTCTTCCCATCTTTTTTGGATCTAATCTGTCTTCAACAGTACCAAAGTAAATCATACACTCACCTCATTATTAATTCCTGAACGTACTGCTTCAACGTTCAAGGTATATTTTGATCCTTCAATTACGTGCTTAATTGCAGAGCACAAATAACTTCCGGAATTAACTGGATCAGAATCTAAATTTTCATCCATATTTGGTTTCATTCTTTTAATATGTAAATTAAGCATTTTTCCAACTTCAATATCTGTTCTAGGATTTGTTCTTAAGAGTACTGCTTGATTCTTTAACATTTTGTGATAAGCACGATGAGTAGCTCTTTGAACAGAATCTAAATTAGATACATTACCTACAGATAACGATGGAAATGCTCGAGCATTTGTATAATATAATAATTTATAAGCCTCTGGAATATTATATAAAGTTCTTTCATCTACTCTATAGTTATCTGACAAATACTTATTATGATACTCGTGTTCTTCTTCATAATTTACATTATAGTTATAAACATTATCTGTATAAGTTTTATTTGCAATATCAACAGTAGTAATATTTGAAGCAAAATATCCTTCATTAATATTTCGATATGTAGGATATGCTCTTCGAATAATTTGAGTAGATGCTGTTGTGTTTTGGTCTGGCATTTGTCTTTGAGCTTGACCATCTTCATCATCATTTACGTTATTAACATTATCAATAATAAGCGGATCTTCTTCGTACATATCAGTTAAAGATTTTAAATAAACTACTCCGCCATTTAATGAATCATACAAATATAATGGACTACCATCAGCAGCAAAAGTATTTTTAAGCATCATTGTAATTGCTTGATATGGTTTACCATATGGGAATACCACATTATGAGAAGATGCACCCTGAGAAACAACTTCAATTTCAGAGTTTAAAAAATCACCGTGAATGTTAGCAATAATATCTGTATTACGACCAGAATAAGATCTAGAAAAAGTATTAATAGCATTCAACATTTGTTTATGGTCTACAATTTTTAAAACATAGCTACCATAACTATCTTGATTATTTTTTATGTTTTCAATCTCAGCAACATGAAAGTCTCTAGCAATTTCTTTGTCTTTGTACTGAAAATATAATTGAAAAACTTCTTGACCAACTAAAGGGATTTCGTTAACTAAATTCGAATCGTCTGCAATATAAACCTCTCCACTAATAAATGGAGAGAATATATTTTCGTATAATACAATTTTAGGAATGTTAGAAGATACATCCCAAGCTTGTTGAGTAATGCCTGAAATAATATATGCT